CACGGCTGATCCAATGTATGCGCGGCCATAGCAAATTGGAACTGGCAACCCTTGCTGCACAGTGTTGGTAATCCCTGAAAATGTAAACGATTCAAATCGTGCCGCTTCCTTGCCGCGTTCTGCGCTTGAATAAGTCTGTGCAGGTGAAATAAGTTGTGCTACTCCACTAAGCGCCAAACTTGCACCAGCTGCACCAATAAATCCAGCTGCGGTAATAAGTGCGCTACCTGCTGCATAGCTAAGTGTTCCTGCCCACACAGCGGCACCAGCAATATATGGCGCTGCAATTGCAAGCGCAACCAAAGCAATGCCTCCAATAATTCTGCCAGCTGTACCACCGGAACCAGCAATCACTGGCGTGATACTAAAAATTTCACGTTCACTCCAAGGTAAAAAAGCTGGTGATACATTATCTTCACCAATTTTTTCCTTGCCAATCGTTACGCGGTATGCAACACCATCCTGCTCACTATCCAGCAGCCACTTGTCCAACCCTGGAAAGTTGATGCACAATGCCTTGATCGCCTGCGCTGGTGTATCGGCTTCAAACTGGAAACGGCATTGCCCCAGATACTTGCGTAGGGCGCCGTAGACCTTAACGACTTTCATGCCGTAGGACCATGGCAGTGCTCTTGATATAGTAGCCGCCCAGCACGTCTCTACTGCTAAGTCGGCCTTGAACGTGGTGCAGGATCTGCTGGTCGCCAATGTAGATGGCTGCGTGGTTAGGCAGCGATGATCCAAGTTGCATCAGCAAGGCATCGCCGTATTGCAACTCATCAAGCGGCACCTTGTGAAACCCTTCACGGTGAAAATTGTCTAGGTACAGGTCTTCGCCACGTTCCCAGAACTTGTCGCGGCGGTTGTAGTCGGTGAGTTGGAGGCCAAATTCCTTGCCGTACCAGTCCCGGCACATCGTGTAGCAATCGACTACGCCAAACACAAACTCCCGGCCCACGTACGGCAACTCGTATGCCTCGGGCAGCGTCAGGCTGGAGCCGCCTGTTTTGGGATTGATAATGAACCACGGCAAGCCGGATTTTGCGCAGGCCACGCGGTCCGCTTGGCTGGGATTTGGATTGGTTGATGGGTGGCTGTGGACAATGGCCACGATCTCGCCTTGATCCTCAACCGCTGCGTAGTCCTCGCCACTAAGCACAAAATGCTCGTCGGGTGTATCGGCCAGGTTGGTGCACGGAAAGTACCGCTTGCGGCCCTTGACCACAGCAACCAACCCGCAACACTCGCGGGGATCTTCCGCCTGCGCGTGGGCCAGGATTTCAACCTCCAGTGCTTTGCTGATAATCACTTGCTCAGACCTGCGCCAGGAAAGCTGCCAAATGGCAACGTAGTACCCGGAGCGCGAAAAGTGTATTGTGCGTTAGAGGAAAAAGTATACGTTGCAGAACTTGGTGAAGCTGGCAAGAAATACATGCTGACAGTATTGGCATCATTTTCTAGATTTCCATAGCTATTCAAATAAATAACTCCAGAATCAACGGAAGAAATTGTTGTGTCAATTCCATTGCTTCCAAATGCACGCATACCAGCCGACAAGCCTGTGGTGTCAATATCAATGCGCTGCCCAGTTAATACGGTAGTTTCGTATTCGTCATAATAATAAGTTTCAAAAGTTGGCACATAGGTGCCGTTTCTGGTAATTGAATACGGTCTATTGCTAAGGGTAATCGTTGTTCCAGAAATGCCAGTAACTGTTGTGCTGCTTGGCATGTAGGTTCCAGTTACGGTTTGGCCTACGCTGATTCCAGTATTGCTTGAAACAACCACCGAGGCTGCCGCTGCTGCCGCTGTTCCTGTTTTTGTGCTTGATGTTGTCATTGTTGCCGCTTGACTTAATGTCAGCGTGGTGGCATCAACAATGGCGCTAATTGTTGTGCTACTTGGAATGCCAAGGCCGGAGACGGCTTGCCCTGCGTTGAAATTAAAATAGGGTGCAATGGTCATTGTCGTGCTTCCATTGGTCACAGAACCGGCAAGCGTAAATGGAGTAAATCGTACATTGCAACTACTTAGCCTTTTGCCGCATACATCGCTGCCGCTAGATGCAACTTTACTATCGTTGATGTCGTAGTAATCAGTCCCGTTATATCCGCACTCACCACCGCGATAAACCCACTGGCAAACATTCGCAATGACCTGACGCCGGGGAAGCATCACGCCCACAAGGTCAAATTTACTGGCCAGCTCAAACTCAACCACGGCGCGGTTTTCGTTTGATTTGCGGTCCACATACCAGATCTCGTCTGGAAATTTGGCGTGGGGATCGGCACCAGCTGCACCATCAAGATACTTTTTAAGCGTGCGGATACGAACCACCTTGGCGCCACCAAGGTCATTGCCTGTGGTGATCAGGTTGACCTGAAGCAGCAATGCCGTAATGCTGCTGCCAATGTTGCTGACGGCCAGCTTGGGGCGCGGCAGGCTGCCGCTGCTGCTGTAATCAAAGCCAGTGGCCTCCAATGCCAAACGCACATAAGACTGGCCATTCCAGACCACGTTGCCGGTCACGGCAGCATTCACGCCATTGTGGAAGTAGTAAATATCTGAACTGCCATGCAGCGTGGCGTCAAGGTGCAGCTGGAACAGCTCGATAATGGCATTCGGTTCCAGCACGCTGAGGTCTTCGTAGACCGCGCTGATCCCCGTCCAAGTAACCGTGCCATCAACCGTAGTGCCATCAATCAGCGTTGGCCATGCCGGTGCAGATGCACCAGAAGTGCCCGCTGTGGTGCATTTGAACACCAGGCCAAAATCCTGCACCGTCGTGGCGCGGACAATAGCGCCGACGGCGTAACTGGTAGTAGCGGCCCAGGCGGTATATGCCATCAGGGTTCAAATACTTGCATGAACGTAGCTTGAACCGTTGCGCGGTTTAGGTATGGGATCGATTTGCTCCAGTCTGCGCAAACGAACTTGGCACTGCTGGCTTCACCTGGCGCGGTCCAGTCGAATGATTCTTGGCCAGCACGGGCATCAAGAAATGTTTCAATCGTGTCCGCATCGGTTTCCGATATTTCCCAGGTCAGACTCCAGCTTTTGGGATTCTGGTTTAAACCAAAAACGGCACGCATCTCATAGCCGTCGCCGTACTGAACCTTTGTGACCTTTGGCTGGCTGGTCTTCTGTGCGCCATAGGTTGGCGTGATGCTTGGGAAGGTGGCCATTAGCGTCGTGTACCGGCCAAGAGACCGCCTGGGCGTTGTTGCTTGACTAATTCTGCCTGCACCGCAGCAGAAACGGCAACACCAAGCTGCTTCGCCTGTGCTTGATCGCCTTGGACGTTGGAATTGCCGCTTGCGTCCACGTTGACCACAACGCTGGTGCTACCGCCGCCAAGAGCGTTGTTTGGCACGATGTTGCCACCGTGCTTAGGCGTGAACAACTCGGGGCCACGTTCGCCAACCATGTAGGACGATCCGGCGCTTACAGGACCACCCATGGCGCGTTTGCCAAATAAACCACCAAGCAAGCCACCACCAGTGCCGGTGCCAGACATTGCGCCAAACAACGCAAAATTGATAGCAACATCCAGAACTTTATTTGCAATGCTTTTTAAGACATCTGTAGCCACTTGCCCCAGGCTCTTGGTTCCATCTACGGCACCCTGGATAGCGTCTACCACTCCAGATTTAATTGTCATTCCTACGTCGGAATACACTTGACGTAATTGTTGAGCTTGGGATAGTTGCATTTGCAATGCTTGATTTTTTGCTACAACTGCTTCAGCGTCACGCAGTTGCAGAGTGGGATTATCTCGCATAATTTGCTGAATCAACAGTCGTTTCTGGTATTCAAGTTCTGTGCCGTTAATTTTGGCCTGTAGCAATTCATTTTCTTGAATCATTGGGCGTATTGCAGCTTCAGCCTGCTTGGCAACTTGCACTTGATTCAGGATTAGTTGTTGCTGTGTGTCCCGCTGGGCAATGACAGCATCTTGCAACAGTATTTGTTTTTTGGCCTGCAACTCTTGCGGCTTTAGTTTTTCGTATTCAAGTTTTGAAATTTCCGCGCTGATTTGCGCCAGTTTTTTCTGACCTTCCAGGCGTATGGCAGTTTGCCTGTCGTTTACTAAGTTGGCTTCAAAAATTCTGTTATCTATGCCGTAAATTTGCTGTTTCAAATCGCGTTGAATTGCCAAGTCGCCAAGTGAATTCTTAAGGCGCAACGCCTCTTCTGCTGCTTTTTCGGCAGCTCTTTCAGCATCACTTTTACCTTTGCGACCTTTTTTACCCGTTGCACCACCTCCAAGATCAAGGCCAGACAAATCCATGCCAGTTGGAACTTTAGGTGTAGGTGTTTTCTTGCCAGCAAGACTTTTTTCACCAGCTCCTGCCAATGACGCAAGAGCACCAGCGCCGCCAAGCGTAAGAAAATTCAACATCATCATCAAGCCTTTGCTTTGACCCAGACGCGCAAATTTGCCAATAGTCTGGTCAAGGCGCGAGTTTATACTGCTAATCCCAGCACCGACGCCATTAAAAGCTTTGGCAAGCAAGCTAAATCCTTCGCGCAAGTTAATAACAAATTGAGTTGCTTTTTTAATTGCTTCCGTAATTTGTTCAATGCCACCAATAACAGCAGGCGCAACGTCACTTGCGACTACAGTCTTAAAGGTTTCCATTGCATTTTGTAAATCTATAATTTTTTGTTGAGGCGTATTTAGTGCTTCTGCAAGTTTTCCTGCGCCTTCCGTTCTAATGCGATCAAGTGCGCGAACAATAACATCAGACGTAATTTTCCCTTCTGAACCAAACTTTTTAATACTTCCAACATTGATATCCATTTCCTTGGCAATTGCCTGAGCAATGCTTGGCATCTGCTCAAGAACTGATCGCAGCTCATCGCCTTGGAGTGTCCCAGATCCAAGACCTTGAGACAGTTGCAAGAATGCAGCAGATGCTGCACCAGCTTCAACACCGCTTAATTTGACGGCAGTGTTAAAACCTTCGTAAATTGCATTGATAGCGCTAAGGCTGTAACCAACTGGACGCAATCTTGTATAAATATCTGCAATGGCTTGTGATGCTTGTGTTTGCGATAAACCAAATTTAGTAGAAGCGTTTTGTGCAACCTGCAAGACAATTCGGTAATCGTCCAAGCCTTGACTTACTAATTTGATGCGACGTTGTGCCGCATCTGCTGCGTTAGCCGTAGCAAAAAAGTCCTTAGCAATGTTTAGGGCATTCATGCCCGCCACTGCTACGCCAAGGCCAGCAAAAGCAGTTTCAAGCTGCTTAACCGATCTATTTGTATTGTTGACCTGCCTTTCTAACTGTGTTGCAGCTGCGTTGACATTGCGTATTGAGCTGACAGCACCCTGGCTGTTTACCTGAATATCAACGGTTGCTACTGCCACGGATCGACCACTGCTATTGCGTCAGTCTACTAGCTACGCCGCTTGGCTTTGTCCATTTCCTCGCGTTCGCGCTTGCCTTTTATCTCGTAGTACGCAGCAAAGTGGATGAACTCCGCATCCGTCAGTTCCTGCCGAAGCCGGCTTACCGTCATGCCTAGCTCGGTAGCTAAGAACATTTCAAAGTAAAGCCAGCTATCGGCCTCTAGTCGTTTTTTGCTTCTTCCAGCGACTCAGGCGCACCAAGTCCGAACAGGAACAGCTCCAGTTCGTTCAGCACCGACTCAGGCAACTCGCGTTGCAGCTTGGCTGCATCGGCGGAGGCAAATGCCTTGGTGCCGTCTTCCAGCTCGGCCATGTGGCACAGCATCTGGGTGCTGATGTCCAAGGCTTCCTCTGATCCAGCAAGACCAGACGCACGTTTACGATCAGCGCGGGTGATCGGCTTGAAGTACAGCGACAGCACTACGGTGCCATCTTCCTTCTTGATGTTGAATTGACGCCGCTGGTTTAGGTCAAAAGCCCCGGTGAGTAGATCAACGGGGCGTGGTGTGGCAGGCATTAGATCGAGGTAGCAATGGCACCGTTCATGGTGAAGTTGACCGTCACCACTTCCAGTTCGCCAACCGTAGCACTGTAATCAGTGGATGTGATCACGATGCTCCCGGTAATCTTCTTGCCGCCAGTTTCGTCAAGATACAGCTCAACAGAGGCGTTGCCTTCGTCGGTCGCGGTGTTGACGTCCTTGATCAGGTCAAGTTTGTCGCCAGCGCTAGGGGCGTCATACATGATTTCCATGCTGCCGCTGCCTGCGATTAGACCACCGATGTTGGCCTTGTAGGTTGCGCCTTGAGCAGTTGTCTCAAGCACGTCCTTTTCGACGGTCATCGACCAGGAACGCACGGCAGCAATCTCAGAGATGCCGCCGCTGCTGTCCTTATCAAAGAAAACCGTACCCTGTTCGCCGCGATAGAAAGCCATGATCAGATTGTCGAGGTGGTGATGGTGCCAGTGGTCACGAAGTTGCAGGTGACAACTTCCAGCTCACCAACGGTGGCGCTGTAGTCGGCAGAAGTGATCAAGCCAGCAAAGCTGATCTTCTTGGTGCCGGTGGTATCAAGGAACAGCTCGAAGGTGGCCACACCTTGATCGGTTGCGGTGTTGGCCGCTGTGATGAACGCCTTGGTTTCGTCAGCACTGCTGGCGGTGTACATCAGCTCGACGCTGCCAGAACCGGCGATCAATCCACCGATGTTGCTCTTGTAAGTGGCACCAAGGGCGGTGGTTTCCAGCACGTCCTTCTCGATGGTCATAGACCACGAACGGGTGGATGCAATGGTGGTGTTAGCAGAACCAGCATCGTCAAATTTGACGGAGCCTTGTTCGCCGCGATAAAAGGCCATGGTTAGAGATCCTCGAAGGTTTCAAAGGTCATTCTGACCTGTGTTTGGAAGTACCCTTCGGGAGACGGCGTGGCCACCACCTCTGGGCCAGTTGGGGGATCAAAGCGAACCCCGGATACGACAATTCTATTGTAAAGGTCTCGTACTCTTTTGCCGACGGTCAGATTGGCACCAGATCCAATACCTTTAGCGGAGAAGATGTTTACAACGATGACACCGATGATGCTGTTGCTGGCACCGGAGGTGCTGCCCATGGTCATGTAGTTGTTGGCGCCGAAACTGACGGAACACTGCGCCCAAGTGCTGCCTGGCGTGGGCGTGTAGGCCACGTTATGGAACACCACTGGTATGACTGGCGCGGTAGCTAGTTCAGTGGCAAGGCGACCTTCGACGATGGCGCGGATTGCGTTGAGATCCAGTGCGGCCATTAGCCTTGCCTCCCGATGGTGTCAGCCAACTGCCTAACGCGATTGACCATCTGCCGGGCAATGATGTCCACCCATCCTGCCGCCGCTTGCGTCGACCAGTTCTGATAAGCCAATCGTTCGGCGTATGGCAACGAGTTATGAATGGAGTATGTGTTGCCGATGCGCTCGTTGCCAGGTCTGTAATTAATTCCCGCTGGCAGTGGTGGTTCTGGATTCTTTGGCGGTCTTGTCTGACCAACGTAGGCTCCCGTAGCAGCTTGCTGTGGACCGGCATCGTAATTGCCTGTGGCATTTTCACCAATTACCCAACTAGCACGGAACCGACCTGTGTCTACCGGACTTTGCGCTTTTAGTTCCGCATCAGTTTCAAATACCACCGCGTGGACCAACTGGTTCATCTGGCCTTCGCAGAAGTTACCAATTTGGCCGATGTTGATGCGTCTTGCCATGATCAGGCTCGTAGGACCAGTTCGTAGGTGATCGCCTGGTTGTCTTGCTCGATGGTCTGCACGGTGATGATCTGATGCGACACGGTGCTGATGATTACGCGGTCGGCGGTGCTGGGCGTTACGGCTAGGTCGGTTGCTGCGATGAACAGCCGCTTGTCACCAGCTTGGACTAGCTCGTTGACCTCACGGGCGTTCACATCTTGTAATACGCCAAGCAGGCTGTAATCGGTCGCCGTCTCGGTTACCGCGCCTGTCGAGGCGTTGTAGGTGCCGCTGGTGACCCGTCTATAGGTCAACGCACCACCAAACTTGCCCATCAGCTTGGAGGCGGTCTTCTGTAGCGAGGAAGCTAGTGCCATCAGAGCTTGTAGGCAAGGCAGTGGCCAGCCGACAGGTTAATACTGGTGAAAACACCATAAATTGTTACGCCAGCAGTAGGAGTATGACCGGCCAATGATGCCCCGTCATA